CGGAAGAACGAATTTTGTTTGTCTGGGATTCTCTGGCATTAACTCCCGCGATCTCTGATATTGAAGGGGATTTTAACCCTCAATCATCGATGGCAGTGAAAGCACGCATTTTGGCGAAGGGTATGTCGAAGTTGATAATTCCGATTGCCGACAAGCAAGCAACCTTTTTGGTGTTGAATCAATTAAAGGCAAATATCACCAGTGGCCCAGCCGCGAGAGTCACAGCGATGACAACGCCATATATGACGCCTGGTGGCAAAGCAATGCATTATTCGTATTCGCTGCGCATTTGGCTAACAGGAAGGAAAGCAAAATCTGCGTTTGTTGAAGATGAAAATGGATTCAGAATTGGTTCAGAGGTTAAGGTAAAACTAGAGAAATCTCGCTTTGGAACACAAGGAAGAAACTGTTTTTTCAAGATATTGTGGGGAGTGGACAACGTAGGCATTCAAGATGATGAAAGTCTTTTTGAGGCAGTTAAAGGCACAAAATACTTATCCAGTGCTGGTTCGTGGTATACGATGGAAATGGCTGATGGTAACACTGTCAGATTTCAACCAGGCAGTTGGGCAAAGAAGATGGAAGAAGAAGTATTTCGAAATAGAGTTTATGAGATTATGGATGAAGAGATCATCCGTAAATTTGATAAGCGAGAAGGAAAGGCTTCAGATTTTTATGAAGAAGATGAATAAGACTTGTAGCAAATGTGGCGAAGTGAAGCCGATTAGTGAGATGCGTAAAAACAGAAACCAATGTAAGGCGTGTGTGGCTGAATACTGGAAGCAATACCGTCAAGATCCAGTCATCAAAGAACGCCAAAAGCAATACGACAAGCAATACGGCAAGCAATGGCGTCAAGACAACAAAGAACACAGAAAGCAATACCGTCAAGACAACAAAGAACACATCAAGCAATACAACAAGCAATACTATCAAGACAACAAAGAACACATAAAGCAACGCGATAAGCAATACCGTCAAGATCCAGTCAACAAAGAACGCAGAAAGCAATACGACAAGCAATACCGTCAAGACAATAAAGAACGCATATATCAACGCCATAAGCAATACTATCAAGACAACAAAGAACGCATAAAGCAATACTATCAAGATCCAGTCAACAAAGAACACAAAAAGCAATACAACAAGCAATACAATCAAGACAATAAAGAACGCATATATCAACGCCATAAGCAATACCTTAAGCAATACCGTCAAAATCTCCCAGCCGCAACGTATTCAATAACAAACACAATAAACGGAAAGGTGTATATCGGGCAATCTACCCAGTATTCACGAAGATGGACAACACACAAAAGAAACTTACGAAAGAACAAACACGAAAACAAACATTTCCAGCAAGACTGGAACGAATATGGAGAAGACGCATTTGTGTTTGAAGTGATAGAAGAATTGCCACCAGACACATCTTCTGAACTACTGCTGGAAAAAGAGCGAGAACAAATAATAGAACATCTTAAAAGAGATGTTATACTTTATAATACATTAAATTGAATAAAACAACAACACAGCCGTCTAATTACTGGGAAACTAATCCCACATAGAAAGGAGAAATAACATGTTAAATATTCTATCTTTGATGGTGCTTTTATCAGCACCAGCAGACGCACACCACAAGGCACATAAGGCGCCCCCACCGAAGCATAAACACCATGCGACGACACACCGGCACACGCCCCCTCCGCGATACCGACACCACGCACATCGCGTTGTAGGGTGGAATTGGACACCAGGGCACTATGACGCTTACGGACATTGGATCCGTGGGAGATGGTCTTTTGGTGTGAAAGTGATTATTTGAAAATAAACACTTGACTGGCGCCTCCTTTTCAGTTATAATATAATCTGATTAGGAGGCGTTTTGTATGATCACATTAAGATAGCAGAAAAGACATATAAATACACCGGCAAAACTGGTAGGTATATGGAACTCGCACGAAGATTGGCAAATCAATCAATTTTTCCAGAGTATAAACACGGAGCGGTTTTGGTGAAAGGAGGAACAGTCAGAAATGGATCTTTTAACAAGTCAAACTACTGCTCATTTGGCCACAGATTCAGAAAAAAAGAGTATGGCATTCCTACCCTTCATGCAGAAATTGGAACAGTCCTGGGGGTAGACAGGACAGTCACAGAGGGTGCTACGGTGTATGTTGCGAGAGTAGGAAAGGGAAATGATTTCAAAATGTCTAAGCCGTGTCCGATGTGTCGGGAAGCTTTGAGACATTGTGGAGTTAAGCGAGTGGTTTATACAATAGATGATAAGATAGCAGGCAGTTACAGGTTGTGAAATATAAGATGGGCGATTTGGTGAAAATAAAAGCATTCGACGAATATGATAATGAAGAATATCATATTGGATTGATAGTTGATCAACCAACGGCAATCCCGGCGACTCCTCCAAGTGGCTCTGTATTTTATGAGATATTGTTTGTTGGAGAGAATGAGTCAGATTATTATTTTGAAGAAGAAATTATTGAGGTGATTGAATGAAAAGAGTATTGATTATTGATGCATTAAATATGTATCTGAGAAGTTATATTGTGGTTCCTAGTTTATCCACCAACGGACAACCTATTGGTGGGTTGGTTGGAACTATTAAGTCTTTACAAAAACTAGCAAGAGAGACAAAGCCAGATCATATTGTGTTTGCGTGGGATGGTCCAAACGGATCAATGAAACGCAAGATTATGGACAAGAACTATAAAGAAGGCCGCAAGCCTATTCGCTTGAATCGTGCTTTCCATAACTTGTCGGAAGACGAAGAGACGCAGAACAAAGTATGGCAGCAGAGTAGATTGATGGAATATTTGAATATTATGCCGGTTATTCAGACAATACTGCCTGAGATTGAAGCAGATGATGTTATATCTTATATTACTCAGATGCCATATTACAAAGGCTGGCAGAAGATTATTGTTTCAAATGATAAAGATTTTATGCAACTATGCGATGAAGAGACTGTATTGATGCGGCCGGTTAAAAAGGAGTTGTTAAATAAGTCTCGCATTACTGAACAGACAGGCGTTCACCCAACGAACATGGCATTAGCGAGAGCAATAATCGGAGACGCTTCAGACAATTTGCCCGGTATTAAAGGTGCTGGTTTTGCGACCGTCGCAAAAAGGCTTGATTTTTTATCGGAGGAAAAAACGTATACAATTGATGAAGTTATAGAGCACTGTGAGAATTCAAACAGCACACTTAAGTTTTTTTCCAATGTTATAGAGGGAAGGGAGCTTGTTGAACATAATTATAAGATGATGCAGTTGTATTCTCCTCAAATGTCGATTCAGGCAAAAACAATAACCAAAGAAGCGATAGAGAATTTTGAATTTACGTTTAATAAAACAGAACTTATCAAGATGATGAATATTGATGGATTTAGTGATTTAAACTTAAGCGATCTTACTGCACACATGAATAGAATAGCTAGAGAAAACTAAAAACACATTGACTTTGAAAGTCGTTGTGTTATACTTGTATTGTTGAGGGTAAAATATGAGAGAAGAGGGAACAAATTTTGCAAAATATGGCAAATCCTTTCAGGAAGGATTAGTTCAGCTTATTTTTGAGGATCGTCCTTTCGCTGATCAGATAACAGAAGTGCTTGATGTTAATTTTTTAGAACTTGAGTATCTTAGAGTGTTCGTATCGAAGGTGATAGATTATAGAACAAAATATACCGTTCATCCTTCATTTGAGGCATTAATTAGTATTTTGCGTACTGAGCTAGATGAAGAAGATGAAGTGATTCAGAAACAAGTTAGAGAGTATTTTGCAAGAATTAAGACAAAAGATATAACTGACGCCGCATATATTAAAGAGACATCGTTGGATTTCTGTCGAAAGCAGAATCTTAAAGAAGCTATGATGAAGTCTGTTGGGTTGTTACAGACGTGTTCTTTTGATGAGATTTCAAAAGTTATCAATGAGTCGTTAAAGTTAGGATCGGAAACAAACTTTGGTCATGATTATATAGTGGACTTTGAAGAGAGATATAAACCTAGACATCGTATGCCGACTACAACTGGGTGGAAGGAGATAGATCAGATTTGCGGTGGCGGTTTGGGGCAAAGTGAATTGGGTGTTGTGATAGCGCCAACGGGCGCAGGTAAGAGTATGGCTTTGGTTCATTTAGGCACGCAAGCTTTGAAGGAAAAGAAAACAGTTGTTCATTATACTTTAGAATTACGGGATATAGTTGTTGCAAATCGATATGATAGTTGTATTACAGGATATCCCCTTTCAAATTTGAATGAATTTAAAGAAGATATTTTTGAACAAATCAAGCTCGTTGATGGTAAACTAATAGTGAAAGAATACCCAACTAAATCTGCTTCATCTAATACTATTCGCAATCATTTATCTCGATTGGCAAAAAGAGGGATAAATCCAAGTGTGATAATTGTTGATTATGCCGATTTGCTCAAGCCAACTGTTATTAGGAAAGAGAAAAGAAATGAATTGGAATCTATTTATGAAGAACTGCGAGCAATTGCTTCCGAATTTAAATGTTCAATTTGGACAGCCTCTCAGACAAATCGATCTGGATTAAACGCTGAAGTGATTACAATGGAGCAAATATCAGAAGCATTTAATAAATGCTTTGTAGCAGATTTCATTTTTTCTGTGTCTCGTACAGTGGAAGATAAGCAGAAGAATC